TCACTCTTCGAGCCAGTAGGAAACCTCCGGCGGGATGCCGATCCGCATGAAATAGCGCTGCAGCGGCTCATCCTGATCCGGTTCCATGCCTGCCGTCAAAAGCTTAAGCGCAAAGCGGTTAGCTTGCCGTTCCAGCTTGCCCGGCGCAAAAAACGAATGCTCCTCCAGAAAAAATCGGTTAATACCTTTATGCAGACGATCATGGCCAAGCTCATGGGCGCACACAAAACGCTGCCACTCTACCGGTAAATCGGAATGAATGACAATAAATCTACGTCTGAGCTTACGGAAGTATAACCCTTTGGTGCAGCTTCCCAGGTCCATATAGCGGATATGAATACCCAGAGCTTCGGCCAGTTCAAAGGGGTTGGTGGTTTTATATTTTTTGACCAATCGTTTAATCAGCTCATCCATCTTGATTCACCCGCAGCTTGTTATAGTCAATGCTTGGCAAAGCTTCATTTATCTTGTGGTGTTCGCTTGTTCATCTGCTTTGCTTCCCAGAACAATCCGGTTAACACATCTTTAATCCGCTGCCGGTCTTCCTGGCTTAAAGGAATTCCATCAAACATCAACTCACCGTCATCCTCCAGCATTTTTCGGAAATCGCGTTTGTCTTTGGAAGTAGCCCACGCTGGCATGTCCATCGGGTCTTTCGCTCCAGACGTTTCGTTCAAATAACCGGCATGTTCCATGAGTTCCTCATAGCCGATGCCGACGGCTTCAGAAATCTTGCGCAGCGTCGCCGGTTTTGGAATCCCGCGAATGCCGTTTTCGATCCTTGAGATCTGTGCCCCGCTGATTCCGGCGTGAGCGGCTAATTGCTGAATGCTCAGCCCCTTTTGCTCCCGGAGTCTTCTTAAATAATCCCCAAACGTTTCAGCCATGCCAAACAACTCCTGTCCGATAATGTTCAGTTCATGCAATAATGCCAACTATAAATTACCATTACCAAATGGTAAAAGTAAAGCTATAAAAACATCCCAAAAGGTAAGAATTGAGGGGATAAATGTCTGTTTTTGCCCCAAAACCGCTTATAACGACGTTTTACGGATTGGTAATGAAATGGTACATTATAGAAAAACGCGAACAAAATGCGAACACGAGCATTATAGCATATGTCGCGCAGAATTTCCGTATTCATTTCTATTACCCAATCCGAAGGGGGCAACCTGAATGATGCAGTTATCGATTTTACCTGAGCTTGACCGTCGCCTGACCCAAAATGCCATTGAAAATATGCTTGAAAAGTACCGTATATATAAAACTGTTACGTTCGAGGCCAGAGAGATCCAGACTACTTATGGGTATACGGAACGTTTTCATGGCCCCACAAACACTGTTTCCGATTCTACCGCAGCCGTTGCCGTATATAATGTAGATGTTCCTGCGGCCCGAAGAGCTTACTGCGCGGCGATAGATTCGGTCGTGGAGCGGCTGGAGGATAGAGAACAGCAGCTGGTGAGGGAGCGTTATTTAAAAAGGGACGAGATGTACGATTACACGATATACAATCATGTATTTGATCCACCGGTCAGCAAAGATACCTACGTGAAGATTCGCTCCAAGGCATTTTATAAAATGGCACTCGCTTTTGCCGATTTGGGGCTGCTGCCGCTGGGGCCGCTGATCAAGGCGAAACGTAAAGCATAACTTGATAATCCGCCGCCTAAGGTCGTGTCATCTCCATTCGAGATGCTGCGGCTTTTTTGCTGCTAAGGGATGTACCGGCGCCTCCATGAATCCAGCGTAAACCCGCTGCCTCCCCGACCTAATCTCTCCGGAACCTCTTCCTAAATCAGCCGCTCCTCCGCCTCCGCAAGGAAATAAAGGGGGTATGATTATACCATGGCAATCGAGGACAAAGACACCGCAGGAGCATGAATGCTCCACCATTTAGCCCCGCCGGACAGGCCGGGTACACCGAGCGGTGAAAAGATCTTTGCCCCGTTGCCCTGCAAGAGCGGATGCCTTCCCATTGGTGGAGGGTATCCGTTTTTGATATCTATATTAACCGAAGGGAGGGACCAATAACGGTACATCAGGTTAGAGCGTATATCGCGGCCGGCTTGAACCGGGCTTTTCCGGAGACGCCGCTATATGTGGAGGGAGAGAAGCCGGCTGCGGCGTATTTCACGCTGGAACTGATCTCGGCCGCCCATGAGCGGCAGCGCAGAGGCAGGTATTTGGCCGTATACCGGTTCGGTATCCGCTATGAGCAAGGGGAAGCCCTTGAGGCGGAAGGACTGGCGGACAAGGTGTGCGAGGCACTGGCTGAAGAGGTGAACGGCTCCTCCGAGTTTCGCATGCTCAAGCTGCTTTGGGAAGCCGGAACTGCGGAGAAGGGGCCGCTTCTTACTGCCGAGTTCATGGTGCCTTTGCTGCTGGAGCTGCAGACGGAGGATGAGATCCGGATGGCCAAACTGCTGGAGGAGGAACGATTGGGATGACAGAACCACTGCAGGGCCCCGATACTTTCGGAAAAAAACAGATTTTGCAATCGGCGCGCTTCAGCCGCGTGGAAAGAGATGCGCTGAACGTAGTGCTGAAGGAAGATCAAACGTATTCGCTGGATGAAGCGAGGGAAATGCTGAAGCTTTTTCTAAATAAGGAGGTTATTTAATGGCAGGCGGAAATTGGTTGACACAGAATAAGGTGCGTCCGGGGGTATACGTGAACGTAGCTACAACGGACGGTTCGATTGGAAAAATGGGTGAGCGCGGCGTTGCCGCTTTGGCGTTATCCTTGCCTTGGGGCGAAGCGGGTACGATTGTTAAGGTGACGGCGCAGGACAACTTCAGTAAACTTCTCGGCTATGACCTGACGGCAAGCGTGCTGCTTCCGGTGCGGGAAGTGCTCAAGCGTGGGGGTACGCTTTTGCTGTACCGGCTTAACGAAGGCGCAAAAGCGACGATTACCGGTAACGGCCTGCGTGTCACGGCCCGGTACGGCGGCGAACGCGGCAACGATCTCTCAGTTGTCATCGAGAAAAATATCGACAATGCTACCCGCTTTGACGTGACTACGCTGCTGGCCGGCGCGGAGGTAGACAAGCAAACCGTGGGCAGTGCGGCGGAGCTGAAGGCGAATGATTATGTGGTTTTTGCGGAAAACAGTCCCGCTACCCTGGCGCTGACGGCAGGTATGCCGCTTACCGGCGGGGCGGATGGCGCCGTTACGAATGCGAATTACAGCGATTTTCTCGCAAAATTGGAAGTCCAAGATTTCCAGACGGTGGCACTTCTCTCCGATGACAGCTCGCTTAAGGCGCTGTATACCTCCTTCGTCAAACGTCTGCGTGAAACCGAAGGCAAAAAAGTGCAGGCGGTGCTGGCGAATTACGCTGCCGCCGATTATGAAGGTATTATCAGTGTCGCCAACGGGGTTATCCTCAGCGACGGCACGGTGATCAGTAAAACGCAGGCAACCGCTTGGGTAGCCGGCGCTACCGCGGCAGCTGCGGTAAACGAATCGCTTACTTACCAAGCCTATGACGATGCGGTCGATGCGGATGTGCGGCTCAGCCATTCTGAGACGGTAGAGACGCTCTCGGGCGGCGAACTGCTGTTCACCTATAACGACGGACGTGCCGTTGTGGAGCAGGACATTAACACCTTTACAGGATTTTCGCCCAATAAAGGCAAACCGTTTGCCAAAAACCGCGTGCTGCGCGTGCTGGATGCGATCTCCGGCGATCTGAAGCGGATCTTCGAGAATTATTTTATCGGCAAAGTGCCGAACCATGCGGACGGCCGGGCGCTGTTCTGGTCGCAATGCGTGAATTACATGAACGATCTGCAGGGCATCGGAGCCATTGAGGGCTTTGACGCGCAAAAGGACATTACCGTAACGCCTGGCGACGATACCGACAGCGTGCTGCTTGAGGTCGCCGTGAAGCCGGTGGATTCGGTTGAAAAAGTATACATGAAAGTGAAGGTGGTTTAAGATGACATTCCTTAAAGCGAGCGATACCCTGTCCGGCCAGGAGGGCCGGGCCTACGCCACGATCAACGGCCAGACGGAGGAAATGTTCTACGTGAAGACGCTGGAGGCCACTGTTGAAAAACAGAAGGCGGAAGTGAAAACGCTCGGACGCCGCGGCGTGCAGCATAAAGCGACCGGCTGGTCGGGAAGCGGTTCGATGACGATTTTTTATATGACGAGCCGTTTCCGGCAGCTGATGCTGGACTACATGAAGACCGGCATTGACCAGTATTTCGATATCGTCGTCACCAACGAGGATCCGTCCTCTACGGTTGGCGCGCAGCGCATCATGCTGAAAGGCGTCAATCTGGACAGCGTAATTATGGCATCGCTGGATACGGAATCGGATGCGCTGGAAGAGGAAGTCAGCTTTACGTTTGAAGATGTGGAACTGATGCAGGCGTTCGTCGCTCCGGCCGGCTCAGGCCAGTAATGCCAGCGCGTAATCTATAACCATACTATTCCGGCACGAGCAAACGGCCCGGACGTGAGGCTTCACGGCGGGTCTTTTCTCTGCTTGGCAGATGAACAATTCCCTTAGGAGGATGAATATGAGCGAACTGAGTCTATTTTTTGCCCAAAATGCCGCTTGCGATACGACAGAGGAATTTGTGGTTTCGCAGCGATTCAAGGATAAGGACGGTAAAGCGGCGGCCTGGAAGCTGCGCAGCATGACGGAGGACGAGAACCAGGAATGCCGTAAGGCGGCTACCCGGAAGGTCAAAGGGAAGAACGGTGTGTATACCTCCGAAATCGATCCCAATGACTATATGGCCAAGCTGATGACCTCAAGCATCGTACACCCTGATTTGAAAAATAGCGAGCTGCAGCGCTCCTATGGCGTGCTCGGTGCGGAGTCGCTGCTGCGCAAAATGCTGCTGCCCGGCGAATTCGCTGCGCTCGGAGAGCGTGTACAGGCGCTTAACGGCTTCGGCACCGACATGAACGAGCTGGTGGACGAAGTAAAAAACTGATCAACGAGGGCGACGGCGAAGCCAACCTGGCGTACTACGCCCTCCACGAGCTGCACATCCTGCCGCATGAGCTGATGAAGCTGTCCACCCGCGAACGGGCGGCGATCTATGCGATGATCTCCGTTCGCGTGGACAAGGAGAAACGCGACCGTGCGCGGAGCAAGGGGAGAAAGAAATGAAGGGGGTGAATGAATGGCATTTAATCAGGCCAATATAGCCGGCGTTCAGCAGGTCAACAACAATTGGATCACCGATTTATCAAAACAAGTTACCAACCAGTTGTCGGCCAATCTTTCCGCATCATTTTCTGCGACGTTGAACCGAATCAAATTGAAAATTGTTAATAATCCCGTATATAACATCGTTAACAATTACAATGTTTCATCTGCGCAAATTGAAGGCTCCTCTGGCAGTGCAGTCAAATCGCAAAAGAAACTGGCTGATGCGGCCAACCGTGGAAAAGCCCCCGCTTATGAAAAGTTGAAGACTCCGGAAGGAGGAGCTGTCCATAGGCAGGCAAAGCGGAATGACGCGATGAACAGCGGATCTGACGCTGGGGCAACAAAGTTTCAGGCTCCGAAGGGAGATGCATTGCGCGCCCAAACGAAGCTGAATGATGTTGTGAATAACGGGAAAGAGCCGCTTGGCAGTAAGATTGGGCCTCCAATTGAACAAGCAGTAAAAGCCCAGGAAAAATTAAATGATGCTGCAAAAGGCGGCACGGCAGAGGCTACGAAGCAATCCAGTGCCTGGGATAAGATGACGGGTGTCTTTGACAAAGTCAGCGGCGTATATGGCAAAGTAAAAGACACTATGGAAAAGGTGCTGGCACCGGCGGCTGAACAACAGAAATGGGAAGACATGTTCAAAGCCAAAACCGGTGAAAATGACGTCGGTAGCGCAATGTTTGAAAAATTCAAGCAGCGTGCGCTGGTTACGGGCCAAGACGTAAACAAATCTATGCAGAGCGCATTGACCTTTTATCCTCATACCCAGAATACGGAACAACTGGACAAGCTGATGGATTACTCGACAAGGCTAAGCATGTTATCACCGGAAGAGAAAGATATCGGTGATACTTCATCTGCAATTCAATCCGCGTTTGACGGAGATTCAGGCGATTTGGCCTCGATGCTCAATTTAGATGAGGCGGATATGGGCGGGTTAGATATTGTAGCGAAGACTGGAAATATGGAAGCCTTCCTGAGTACGCTTGACGGAATCATGAATAAGGCGGGAATGACCAGCACTGCATTGCAAACGATGATGGACTCGCCGGTCAACCAGTGGCAGGCGCTTCTTGGCAATTACAATAATTCCTTGGCTTCTATCGGAGAAGGGGCGTTACAGGCTTTGTCGCCTTTGCTTGATATGCTGAATCAGGCATTCGCCGACGGGTCGTTTCAGCCGGTTATTGATGGATTATCCGCGGGGCTTGGCATGTTGGCAGAAGGATTCATGGGTGTTGTGCAGGGAGCACTTTACTTATGGGATGTGTTAAGCACTACGCTTCCGGTAGTCTTACCAATAATTTTAGGGATCGTTGCCGGTGTAATTGCCTATAGATTGGCTATGCTCGCCGCCTCGATTGCTACAAATATGCAGGCTATCGCAATGGGGATCGTTACTACAGCTACGGCAATCTATAATGCCGTCATGAGTGCCAACCCGATAGCACTCGTCATCGGTCTGGTTATTGGATTGATCGTCGCATTCCTTGGCATTATTGCGGCGCTGCAACCGGTGCGGGATTTCATGGCGGAACTGTTCCGAGGCATCGGAGAGATCGTTGCAAACTTTGTAGGTTTTGTTATTGATTGTTGGACCGGATTTACCAACGGTATTATTGATGCGGTAAACTTCTTGCTCGATGGCATTAATAAGGTCATCGGAGCGGTCGGCAAATTTATAGGTTTGGATTCCAAGGTGAATCTGGAGCTTGAGCATGTTGACAGCAGCAAATTCAAAGAAGGCCTTCAAGAGGGAATAGAAGGAACCTTTGATGCCGCAGCGGATTGGACCAAGGATTTCGATATGGACAAGTTAAAGGACTCTATTGGATTGGGAAAAGGTGATAGTAAAGATCCAAATGCGATCCTCGAGGAGTGGAACAAAAAGCATCCAGGGGATGAATCCAAAATAACAGGAAATCCTCCAGTCCCGAATCCACCAGTCCAGAATCCACCGATACCTCAACCGACGTCCAACCCATTTGCCAGCACCACTAATATTACCGGGAACAACCTCAACACCGTTAACCGTGTTAACGAAATCGGCGATATCAAGAACAGCGTGGATATTTCCAGTGACGACTTGAAGATGCTTCGCGAGCTGGCCGAGATCCAGTCGATTCAAAATTTTGTGGAGCTTACGCCTACAGTGCAGGTAACAACGGGCAACATTAATAATGCAGGAGATATTGACTCCATCATCAACAAAATCGGGCAAAAGCTGAACGAGGAGTTCATCTCCACCGCACAGGGGGTGTACGGATAACGTGGAAGAGTACGGTTTTTTTCTGGGCTTCAATAATTTTGCGGAAGTGATCCGGCTGCCCGTCAACCCGGAAACGCTGGAGATCAAAGAAGCGGGCGACAGTAAAAGCTACACGATCGTCGACCGCGGCGAAATTAATGCCATTATGTATCCGAAGCTAGCGGAGATTTCGCTCGAGGGTATTTTTCCGGCGCAGTATTACCCGTTTGTGGTTTATCCGGAGCAGGAAGCTGATCGGCTGCTTAGGCCTTATGAGTATGTTACTTTGATAAAAAAATGGATGGCCAGCCGCAAGCCAATCCGGTTTGTGTTCAGCGGGCTGCAGAGCTTGAAAGGAAGTTCAGGCTCAACCAAAGTGGATGCCGAAGCAGCTTCGGATCAGGCGGACAAGGGGGATCTTGGCGTAAATATGCCAATGAGCATCGAAAGCTTCTCCTGGAAGCTTAGCGCCGGCTCCTCAGGAGATATTGAATACCAGCTTGCACTTAAAAAATATGAGTTCTACCAATCGCTGGCCGTTAAGACAGTAGACAAAGAGGTCAAGGTTCAGACGAAACGCCCCAACGACAAGAGCGTTCCTAAAACGTACACGATTAAAGCGGGGGATACGCTCAGCGGCATTGCCCAGAAGATGCTTGGCGACAGCGGCAAGTGGAAACAGCTCCAAAAGCTGAACGGTATCTCGGACAGCGAGACCAAAAAGCTCAAAATCGGCAGAGTCATCAAGCTGTCGTAGGAGGGCGCCATGGAACTGCTTATCAAAAACAAAGACGGCGGAATCTGGGATATTGCCGGCATTGCGACCGATATTACATGGAAAACAGCCCGATCCGGCAAGCCAGCGACTCTGGAGCTTAAGCTTGTGGACAGCGGCATTTATCAGCATCCGAAATTCAAGATCGAAAACGGGGATATCCTCCAATTCAGCAAAGACGGCATCGACGTGTTTTACGGTTTTGTATTCAGCATCGATACCGGATCGGATCAGGAGATTTCAGTGACCGCCTATGATCAGGTCCGCTATTTGCTCGCTAACGGCACCTATGTGCTGCAAAATATAACGGCCAGCGAACTGATCTCCAAAATCGCCAAGGACCACGGCCTAAAGACCGGAGCGCTGGATGCGGCGGAGTACCGGATTCCTTCATTAATTGAAGATGACAAGAAACTGCTGGATATCATCATGAATGCAGTCGGCGGTGAGCTGCAGAACAAGGGCAGACTGATGGCCTTTTACGATGACTTTGGAAAGCTGACGCTTCGCGGGCCGGAGCATATGCTGCTGAATGTGATTTTGGGCGCCGGACATTCCCTTTACGATTATTCGCTGAAAAAAAGCATCGACGACGATACGTACAATACGATTTTTCTATATAAGGACAACGAGGTGACGGGCAAACGCGAGTTTTTCCCGGTTGCGGATAAAGACAATGTGGCGCGCTGGGGGATTCTGCAGCTCTATCAAAAGGCGGATGACCAGGCCAATGACGCACAGATCATGGAAAAGGCCAACAATCTGCTGAAGCTGCACAACCGGGAGAAATACAGCCTGTCCGTGCAGGCCATCGGCGATTTGCGCGTCCGGGCGGGGAATTTCATTTATGTGCTGCTGGAGGAGATGGAGACCCAGTTATTTCTGGTCGATCAGTGCAGCCACAAAATTTCCGGAGGGGAACATACGATGTCCCTCGATATTAAGGTGGTGTAGCCATTTATGTTGGATATTATCAAAAAAGCGAGCCTCGGCGCAGTTGCGAATACCAACCCGGTGTCTCTGGCTTATGGGCTCGTGACTGTAGCGGATCCGCTGGAAGTGGAGCTGAATCAACGGATCAGGCTATCCGGTGCAGCACTGGTGCTGCCGGAGACGGTCATGGAGAGCAGTGTGGAGTTTAATGGGACGAAGCATACCGTTCGCCGCGGACTGATGCCGGGAGACCGGGTGCTGCTGATGCGCATGCAGGGCGGACAAAGCTATATCGTGCTGGATCGGCTGGTGGAGCCATGATTCCCGCCATCGGCAAGGATGGGCCGATCACTTCGCAGCTGGTTACAGGCTCCGGCTCCCTAGACTTGCAGACGCCCGGTCCAAGCCGGACATACCGCCTGGATACTGAGCGTGGCCGGATCAGCGGCAGCATTGACACGCTGGATGCGGTGAAACAGGCAGCGGCCAAAGTGCTGCAAACCGAACGTTTTGCTCACTTGATCTATAGCTCCGATTACGGGACGGAATGGAATCTGGTGGTGGGCCGGGAGCGGCTCTTGGCCCGCTCGGAGCTGAAACGGATAGTGAGCGAAGCGCTGCTGCAGGATGAACGCATCCGTTCCCTGGAGGATGTGGAAGTGGCATTTGAAGGCGATACGGCCAGCTACAGCTGTACCGTTGTCAGCATTTACGGCGATTTTTCTCTGAGAAGGGAGTTGATGGGTCTTGTATGAGGATCAAACGTTTGAGACGGTGCTGCTGCGGATGCTGAACCGCGTTCCGGAAACCATGGATAAACGCGAAGGCAGCATCATCTACGATGCGCTGGCTCCTGCCGCGGCGGAAATGGCGCAGATGTATGCGGAGCTGGATGTGAACCGCAATTTGTATTTTGCCGATACGGCCGATGGCGAATACCTGGAGCGCTGCGTGGCCTGGACCGGCATCACCCGGCGACCGGCGGGCAAAGCGCAACTTCGCGGACAGTTTTATGGCGGCAGCGGCGAACTGGTGGATGTTCCGCTCGGCAGCCGCTTTACGGTAGAGCTTATGAACTATACCGCCGTCGAGAAGCTGTCTCCCGGCAGCTACCGGCTGGAATGCGAAAGCGCCGGGGATGAAGGGAACCGGTATACCGGCACGCTTTTACCGCTGGACTATATCTCTGGCTTGGCCCGCGGAGAAGTTACGGAATTGTTGGTTCCCGGTACGGATGCCGAAACGGATGAAAGTCTGCGCCAGCGCTATTTAAATACGGCCAGAAGACCTTCAACGAGCGGCAATAAATACCACTATATGGAGTGGGCGCAGCAGATTGAGGGCGTGGGGGGATCTAGGGTTTTTCCATTATGGGCCGGTCCTAAGACGGTTAAGGTCGTTATCGTGGATGCGGAAAAGCGGCCTGCCTCCGAACATTTAGTGGCTCAAGTGCAGCAATATATCGATCCCGCTTCGGGACAAGGGGATGGCCAAGCTCCTGTAGGAGCGGTAGTCACCGTAGTATCGGCTGCCGGGAAAACGATCAGCGTCAATGCCAAGGTCCGTTTGGCCTCCGGATATGCGCTTCAGGCAGTGATTCAGGCGTTTCAGGTCATTTTGGAAAAATACCGTAAAGAAAAGGCATTCGATGCAACCTATATCAGCCAATCGGTGATCGGATCACTGCTGCTGAGTGCGGAGGGGGTCGTCGACTATAGCGATCTTAAATTGAACGGGGGAACCGGTAATGTGCTGCTCAGCGAAACCGAAGTTCCTCTATTCGGCGCTGCTATTTTGGAGGTGTAGCGTAATGCCGTATCCTGGACAAATTGATGTTTTCAAAGAAAAGCTGAATAAAAGAGCAAACGGCGGCACTTACGTCATCGAAGAAAAAATTCAATTGAAAAACGGGGCGTACAACGGATTTTTAGCTCATGACAATATCAACAGTCAGACGATAACCGTCTTTACCGGTCCCGGTTACAGCGGGACAGAGCTCCGCAACTTTGCAGTATCTTTTCCCGATGAGGCGCCCTGGAAGCGGCTGATTGCCGTGTATGCACAGGTTCCTGAGGTGTATGTAACCTATGAAACGCCGGGCGATACCGTTGAAGCGGAGGATATTAATGTGCTGCAAACGGGACTCACCGCGGTGCAAAATGAGCTTGAACGCTACAAATCTGTGGGACTAATTGACGGCGGAACGTTTAAAAAAGGGGTGTAAAATGGCACAAACCATTCAAATCAAACGGGGCACCCGCGCAGAGCTGTCAACGTATGGGGCGCTTCAGGCCGGGGAAATGGGGTTTTGTACCGATACGAAAGAGATTTATATCGGAGATGGAGCCTCCAATTCTTTTGTTGGCCGCGCATTGTCAGGACCTGAAGCTTCGCGTCCGGGAGTGGCAGCGGCCGGGCGCTTCTATTATGTGAGCAGCGGGACCAATAGCGGATATTTGTATTTCGACGACGGTGCGGCGTGGCGACGGGTAAATTCGCAAAAACTGACGGATTTATCGGGGACCGTCGATGATATCACGGACGGGGTAACTTATGCTAAAGTGCTCAAAGCGGATATAAGCGCCGGACATGTCAACAAGGTATCGGACGGTACCAATGTCAAGACGGCGGCAGAAATCAAAACACACATCGATGATGCGGCAAAACACCGGGTTATTAATGACGCGGGAACGGCAATTACCGATTTGTGGTCAGCGCAAAAGATCCGTAACGAGATTGAGCTCGCCAAACATAATATCGAACCTCAAGCATCCGTAAAAGACCAAAACTTGAGTACCCCTCCAGCCAGTCCGGCGGAAGGCGACCGCTACATTGTGGCAGCCGGTGCAACTGGTGCATGGCTGGGGAAATCAACGCAGGTCGCAGAATATCAGTCTGCTATTTGGGTGTTCTATCCACCTGCCGTCGGCTGGTCTGCTTACGTCGACGATGAGCAAAAGGTTTACAGCTGGAACGGCAGTGCTTGGGTGCGTACAGGCGGAGCACTTCAGACAGTTAATGCCGGTAAAGGAATACAGGTGGACGGCAACGGTGTTGCCGCTAACATTGACGGCAGCAGTATCATATACGATGCAGCGAACGGCAATCGGATGATGGTAGCCGTCATCGACGGCGGCACATTCTAGGAGGCAGGGATATGGCTAGAAATGTATTGATCCAAATCCGTCGCGGCCTTGAAAGTGCGTTGGGGGTACTTTCAGCAGGTGAAATGGGTTTTTGCACGGACACGGGGAAGCTGTATATCGGAAGTTCCGCCGGGAACATTCTACTGGCCGCTTCCCAGACTGCTGGAGATATGCTGAAGAGTATTTACGATACGAATAACAACGGGAAGGTTGACTATGCTCAGTCCGCCGATAGTGTTCCTTGGTCCGGAGTAGACGGAAAACCGGCTGTATTTCCGCCTGAAACTCATTCTCACAATTATATGCCTCTCGGGCCGCTGACCTGGAATCAGCTCAAGGGGGTGTAACCATGGCCTATGGCAATAACGTATACGGAGTTTTACCCTATTCGGTTGATAGCCCATTGCAGGAAGGGCCGGAGCTTCAGCCGATAGACCTTATGAGGTATCTTCCTGAGTTTTATAAAGGCGTCCAGGAAATGGAACGCATTCAGGACTCTGCTGGGGATGAATGCGGTTTGCTTGCCTCTTCCATCGAAGACAGCTCCAGGCAGAGTATTATCGAATCGGCGACCTGGGGACTCTCCCGCTGGGAGTGTCTGCTTGGGTTAACCACGGATCAGGCAAAGTCATTTGCCACCCGCAGAGAGATGATCAAAGCCAAGCTACGCGGCAACGGCACCACAACGCCGGAGATGATCCGGCGAACAGCTTCCGCTTTTTCAGGCGGGGATGTCGAAGTGGCAGAGCTTCCTGGGGAATACCGTTTTGAAGTCCGGTTTGTAGGCACGCTTGGAATACCGGCAAATATGTCAGGGCTCATTCAAATCATTGAAGAAATCAAGCCGGCCCATCTGGAGTGTAGCTATGTGTTCACCTATACATGGTGGGATTCGGTCAAAGTGCTCACCTGGAATGTTGCGCATGCTAAAACGTGGAACGAGTTAAGAGTATACCAATAGGAGTGTGAATCATGAAGACGACGGGCAATTTGGGACTCAAAAAGCCAGACGGAACAGACATTGTCGATATCGCTGACTTGAACGGCAATATGGACATTTTGGATACGGCTGTGAAAGCCGTTCAGGATCATACCACTGATGCGATTAAGCATATTACGGCTGCGGAGCGCACCACTTGGAATGCCAAGGCTTCGACGTCGGCGGCTACAACGGGCGCAGCAGGCCTGATGTCCGCGGCGGATAAAGCGAAGCTCGATGGGGTGGCGGCAGGGGCAAATAGTTATGTGCATCCTACCGGAGACGGCAACCAACACGTACCTGCAACGGGTACAGCCAATAATGGCAAAGTATTAAAGGCAGGATCAACCGCCGGCAGTGCGGCGTGGGGAGCAGTTAACGCTTTGGAGGTCGTTGAAGATACAACCCATCGATTTACAACGGATGCAGAAAAAACAAGCTGGAATGCCAAAGCGTCGACGGTAGCAGCTACGACGAGTGCCGCTGGTCTGATGTCCGCGACGGATAAAGCGAAGCTGGATGGGGTTGCAACGGGGGCGAACAATTACGTTCATCCCAATCATACGGGTGACATCACAAGTACAGGAGATGGAGTAACAGCAATTGCTCCAGGCGTTATTGTTGATGCTGATGTAAACAGCGCGGCGGCAATTGCCTGGACCAAAATCAGCAAGACCGGGGCATCGTTAGCTGATTTGCCAACCCGCTCTGCTACAGACTTAACGAGCGGGACTTTATCCGCAGCTCGTCTTCCCGCCATTACCGGGGATATTACCATGGCGGCAGGAACTGGAACTGCAATCATTACGGCCGGGTCGATTGTTAATGTGGATATTAATGCTGCGGCAGCTATTGATGCAAGCAAAATCGGGACAGGCACGGTAAGCAATACAGAGTATGGATATTTGGATGGTGTAACAAGCGCAATTCAGACACAATTGGATGGGAAAACTACATTGGTAGATTATATCAGGCAACCCGCCTATGCTTCTACAGCAGGGACAGCCGCAGCCTATACCGTAACACTCACCCCAGCACCTGCGAGCTTACCGGATGGGTTCGGTATTACGATTGTTCCGCATGCGGCTAACTCAGCTAGTCCAACACTTAATGTAAATGGATTGGGCGCTGTTCCGCTTAAGGATCAAAAAGGTATTGCGTATGCTGCCAGCAAACTACTAGCCGGCAAACCCTATACATTTCGCAAAGTAGGGACGGATTTTTTGGCAGATAGCGCGGGTGGCTCCGGTACTGCAGCAGCAGGAGATATTCGCGCGGGGAAGACAGCAGCAACCGATACAGGCGATGTGACGGGGACATTGGCCGTACAGACTGGAGGGACAGTAACTCCGGGGCCGTCTGCGATTGTAAAAGCGGCAGGGATCTATGATACGGCAATTACTATACCGGGAGTGACGGTTCCTGCAGCAAATGTATTATCTGGGACGACAATAGCAGGCACTGCAGGGACTATGACTAACCGTTCGAACACGAAATTTCAAATCTGTGGCTATGAAGATATCACGGAGATCATAAGGCACCCGTCTGCTCCGACAACACAAGGTCTCGTTACAGGAAAAAATACGTATGGTGCTACCGGGTATATCGACTCAAACTCCCAAGTCCAGTTCTCCGTGAATAATCTTGTGCCTGAAAATATCGCCTATGGGGTTAACATCGGTAAATATTCGGGGACAGGAAATACGGTAATGACAGGCTCCTATGTAGGTGGGGAACAAGTTAATTACGTATTATTTGATAACACTGTGACAGCTGCTTCAGGATTAGGCTCGGCAAAAACGAATGCGACGTCAAACAATGTTGTTGGCAGGGCAAAATTTTCTCCTAACGGAAAATTTCTAGCTGTCGCATACGCCGGATACAGTTATAACGGCTATATTATTGAAGTCTATCGCAGGAATTATGATAGCTTCGTGCTGGTGTCGACACTGACGCGTACGAAAACACATTTTGTCGATTGGGTTCATGATGGGCTCATTGTTTTTTCTGACAATACAGGGGAATTATATTTGGCCTCTGTAGATATTTGGGGAACGGTGGGCACTCCATATTTACTCTATTCCGGCACTGAGGCTATTTATGATTTATGTTGTTCACCTAATGGAGGAGAATGGATTGCTGCATCGTTTTCAAGTTATGCAGTTCGTTTATTCCATCGGATAGCGGACAATAATTTCTCACTTGCCCTTACGCAGTCCCTTCCAACTTATTCTACGGGAATGGCATTCAATGAGAGCGCCGGTGATCTATTCGTGCCTATGGGCATTACTTCCAACTACTTGTATCATTTCAAATGTTCCTCATCAAGTTATATCTATTACTACACGGCCTATAGTCTTCCCAGAAGTACTTCTTGTTATGGTATTTCCTTCGGACACAGTAATAACGGGCAGTTCGCTTTACTTAGCACGGATGGAATAACATGCGGTTATCATGACGGGGGATCTGGAATATCCTATGGATTGTACTACGCAACTACTATAGACTATGGCTACTCTCGAGAAATGGGGATAAGTTATAGAACTACCGTAGATGGAGCGCTCATTGCGTACGGACATCGTGGATCCAGCGGTGATCGGAACGTGCTTCTTAGAAGGACAAACTCCACAAATTCAATTGGAAAGGCGCTTACTTTATCGGCTGATGGTTACGGTGCTTCAGCGCACATTTCCGGTGATGGACGTTATATCGCCTATGGCACCAAATCAGGTGGGACGTTCTGCTATAGAACCAACGGATCTTGGGCAGGGGCATACAGCATGAACAGTGATCACGGTATTGTCTATCACAAAATCGAATATCTTAAAGATTCTTATCCACCAACTATTGAAGTTTTTGGTTCCCGTTGGCAAATGGTGAGAAGTTAAACGAATATAAATCAGGAGGCTATAATACTATGGCAATTATTTCAGGACCTATTGAAAATGAAGTTGAACTACGTATCATGTCGGCTCATCATACTTTGAATGAAATTCCCGAAGGTTTTATTACGCCTGATGGATGGACTTCCCGAGTTATCGACAGTAACATGCTTCTTGATACGGCGCAGCCTCAAACTGTCAGAGGTAAAAATGCAATACGTTATTACAATGTAGAGACGGATCAGTTATTCTTCAAACTGGAAGACAGGGAGTTTTCCCAAGAAGAAAACATGCAGATTTTATTGGAACAAATGCTTGCGTCGCAGGAAGAAACAACGGCTGTTCAGGTAGCTTTAACTGATTTATATGAGAAAATTTTGACTCTAGGCGCGGAGGTGAACTAAACCATGGCTAAAATCTACGCGGACCTGATCCGCAAAGGCGTAAAGACCATTGACGATGTACCGGCTGTTATCCGGGAAGAAGTGCAAAAATTGATGGATCATGCGTGACGACGGCGCCCGCGAAGGCGTCTTTATTTTGCCCCTGGATCTCATCCGGGGGCTATTCATATTGAGGGAGGAGTGACATGCTGAATCCGATCAAACAAATTGTTACGACAATATATACAGCCGCGATCGGCTCCGGGAGCCGGGAGGTGGCGATGGGGGGAGTTACGGCTATGGCAGGTGTGCTGGGAAGTGTGGCGGGGCTGCTGGGCGGATGGGATCGGGGACTCTTGGTGCTGATTGTGCTAATCGTCGGCGATTACGGTACCGGGGTGCTGGGTGCGATGCGGACCAAGACGGTTAGCTCCGAGGTGATGTTTTGGGGCGGCGTCCGCAAAGCGGTGCTGCTGTTTATCGTCGGCCTGTGTTCGCTCATGGACGACTGGATTCAGCCGGGAATCCCGATCTTCCGCACGGCGGCCATCTATTTCTATGCAGGGCGGGAAGGCTTAAGCATCGTTGAAAATCTGGGCGTGCTGGGCGTGCCGCTGCCGCAGGAGGTCAAAAATTTTCTGCTACAGCTCAGTGACGATAAATCCAAAAACAACCCGGCCAAGCCTGAACATCCCGATAATGATCAATCTGCCTAG